CATCAAATTTGAAACAATTAAATTTATTTAATTTTAGTAACGGAGTTGAAGGTATTACAAAAATGGCAATACAATCTGAAAGATTGGGTGTGTCTATGGATAAAACATTTACTATTGCCGAAAAACTTTTATCACCTGAAAGTGCAATTGAAATGTCATCAGCACTCCAAAGATTAGGTGTTACATCTAGTCAATTGTTAGACCCATTAAGAGCGATGGATTTAGCACAAAATGACCCTCAAGAACTTCAAAATCAAATGGTTGAGTTATCTAAGCAATTCACACAATTTAACGCTGAAACCGGCAAAATGGAAATTATGCCGGGAGCAAAAAGAAGGTTAAGAGAAGTTGCTCAGGAGTTGGGTTATCTACCTGACGAATTTGCAAATATGTCAATAAAGGCCGCTGATTTTGATAGAAAGTTGTCTCAACTTAAATTACCTGATTTTGCTTCAGATAGTAAAGAAACAAAAGAGTTAATTGCATCTATGGCACAAATGAAAGATGGTGTTGCAACAATTAATATAAAAGATCAAAAAACGGGTGAAGTTGTTTTAAAACAAGTAGATCAACTAACACCTGAAGATATAGAAAAACTTAAAACTTCACAAGAAGAACAAGGAAAAACTGTTGAAGAATTGGCTGTAGATCAATTAGATCAGTTGAAACAAATTAATTCGGGTATTAATGGGGTAGGAGCCGCGGCAACATATGGTAGGGCAACTTCAGCACCATTAGAAAGATTGTATGAATCAATGATGGGTGCTCAAAAAGCAATATCAAAAACTGCAGCAGAAAGAATAACGGGAAAAGAAGTAAGAGCAAACGTATCTGCAATAACACAACCGGCCGAAGATTATTTAATTTCAGGATTGAAGGGAGATGTTAGTAGTATGAAAAAAGCACAAGAAGACTTGGGTATTAATTTAGTTAAATTAGAAAAAAAATTAGAGACTACTTCACAAGATACGTTAATGGTTGCAGCCCAAAGAATGGGAGAAAGTTTTCAGAAGGCTTATGAAAAACCAAGCGAAATGACTTATAAAGGTGAATTGAATATTAATGGAACCGTTGATGTTAAAGGAAATGAAAATACTAAAAATATTAGTAAAGAAGAATGGAATAACATATGGAGACAATATCTTACCGAACCTCAATGGAAAGAGGCGTCAGGTATAGTATTCAAAGAAGCAAATCCTGTGTCTATTGCTGTAGGACCAAAGACAACTTAGTAAATTACAATTTCTAAAAAAATAGACTATTATCTATTTATAATAAAAAAACTATGTCTGAAAGTTTTTTATCGTTTGGTAATTCGGAATTATTTAGAAAACAGTTGTTGGTAAGAAATTTACCACCATACAATGTTCCTGGTGCATATACTTCACCTGAGAACCCAGTAAACTATGAAACTAATTTAAGTGTTTATAATGTTGTTGACTCACCGAATAATTTTGTTTCTACAAATCTATTTGCAAACGATTTATATCCTTTAAACGAGTATGGACCTGAAGGTGGATTTACAGGTCCAATAGGTGTGAATGTTACACCGGTATTAAATCCAAATCAAGGACCTTATTATCCTAATAGTGGAACAATTTTAGATGTTGTTAATGAATTTTATATAGAGTCTGCTTATGTAACAAATAAATGGGGACCAGCAGGTGGATTTAAAGATTTAGTAATTATAACTGACTTATCATCAGTTCAAGGGATATACCAACCGTATTGGGATCCAGGATATTTTAATTTTTCATCATACCCAACATTTAATGTCGTATTCCAAGATGATCCGAATGGTTCAAATGGTTTATTATCACAAGATAGTTATTTGGCCCAAATTGGTGCAACACAATTAAAGTTTGCATTTAACGAAAGAATTGCACAAGAAATTAATCAAGCGACTGTAGGGTCAATTAATTTAGACACTATAACGGATCCATTTTCGGCTAGTTTATTGGCAACAGGTCAACAACCGTTCTTTATTAGAGATTGGAGAATTACTGTTCCTGAAAATCCCGCATTAGCGGCCGTTAGTTTAGCTAATAGATTAACAGGAACTTATTTTCCTGTATCATTTATTCCTGGTGATTATTTTGATGAAAATACACCATACACAAATCCACAACAAACTAGTAATGCGGTTAATACAATTAATAATTTAACAGGTGGTTTATTATCACCAATTTTAAATAAAACTAGAAACCCATCCGAAATATTTGTTGCAAACACGGGTAATGGAACGAGATCTGTATTATTTGCAACTTTAAATTACAACCAATATAGACCATCATATAATATAGGTTTAGTTCAAGGATTGTCCGCAATTGCAAACGCAATCGTTGATCAAGATACACCGGCATCAGGAACTTACTATGTTGGTAGTCCTGATGCTGAACCAAGTTTAATTGATTCTCCACCAAATCAGGTTCCTGTTAATGATTTTGGAGAACAACAAGCAACCATAGTTTATGGCCCACAAGAGTTGGGTGTGTTGTATGAAGGTAATATTGAACAAATAAAATTTGGTTTAGCGGGAAAATCTTATTCAGATGGTGGAGGAACATCAGGACAACTTGTATGGACATCACCAAAATACAGACCGAATGCCGGATTTAAAGCAACACCTGGTGGTGGATCAGGTTCTTTAGATGACGACTTTAATCAAATATCTGCCGACTATCTACAATATCAATCAACCGATATTGATTTTAAACCGGGATCAATTTTAGATCAAACACAACAATTAGTAAATTCCGGAGATTTAGTTCAAGGTCAAGCACGTTTAAAACATGTTGGAAACGCTATTAATCAAGTTTCCAAAGTTTTTAATGATGGTTATAAAGAATTAACAAAAGGTTCAAGGGTATTATCATATGTAAACCAAACAGACGGATCAGAAGCCGGAATTGAATATTGTAGAGTATTCCAAAAAGATACACCGTATTATACCTATAATGATCTTCAAAAAACAGACGGGATTACAACTTCAGGTAGAAGAATGGAATATTCAGTATTTGATAATACATATAATTTGAATATCGCTCCAATTAGAAATCCTGGATCCACAAATATTGTTGATGGTCGAGTGAAAAAATATATGTTGTCGATTGAAAATTTGGCATGGAGAACATCTGACAGACCAGGATTCACTTATGATGAATTACCTGTTTGTGAAAAAGGACCAAACGGTGGTAGAATTATGTGGTTTCCACCTTATAATTTAACTTATACTGATAGTCCATCTGTTAGTTTTACCCCAACCGAATTTTTAGGAAGACCCGAACCAATATATACTTATAAAAATTCATCAAGATCAGGATCGATAGGTTTTACAATTATTGTTGACCACCCTTCCGCGATGAACACAATAATAGAAAAACAACTACAAGGGGTTCAAAAAGAAAGAATTCAAAGTGTTATTGATTCATTTTATGCTGGTTGTGTAAAATATGATTTATATGAATTGGCCGCTAAGTTTAATACTATACCAACAAAAGATTTATACACATATCAAGAGATTTTAAACAATCCAAGATTAACAGAAGAAGAACAACTTCAGGTATTAGAAAGTATACCGGCCGATCAAACAGTGACCAATCAGGGTCAAACTCCGGCTGCCGACCAATTACCAAATTCAACTGCTGCAGGAACTCAAACTGCGGAAAATCCACCGCCTGATTTTAATTGGTCTCAATACGAAGGTTTAGGATTCTATTTTGAAAATGACGTTCCTGGAGGACCTAACGGAACAAAACCTGGTGAAAATAAAGAAGGAGGAACTTCAGCGTCAAACTTTGATGTATACTATAATCAATATATTGGATTGAAAACGGTGTATAATCAAAAGGCGCCAAAATACGTAAACTCGGATGGCAAGATATTTGAATCTACGGGTATTCCTAATTTCTTCACACAAGTTGTTGAAGGAAATTTTAATACGGTTCAAACTGAATTAATTAAACAAATTGATGATGTTTTAGTAAAAAACAACGGTAGTATAACTATGGAAATGATAGGGTCCGCATCGGCACCACAAGAAGAATCTTATAATAAAAAGTTATCTGAAAGAAGAAATGATTCTGTTAGAAAATGGTTTTTAAATGTTACTTTATCAAACGGAAAAAAAATATCGGAATATGGTGAAAAATTCAAAATGATTTTATCACCACAGGGTGAAGTTACTGTAATTCCACAAACAAAGGCAATTGCATCAGGAACTCCTGAAACAAACGATATAAGTGTATCAAACGCACAAGGCGGTGATGTTTTATCTTCAAGTATCAATTGTAATGTTGATTCATTTGCTGTAACTCAAAATGGAACTAAAATACCCGATCAAACTTTTCCTAATGAGGCTCAATGGTATAGTATACCAGCTATGGCTTGTAGAAGAGTTGCGATTCAAAAAATTACGGCCGTTATTCCACCACCAGAACCAAAAATAGAAAACACTACAACTACTACGACTAATAACCCCCAAAATCCTTTGACAGCAATTACTCAAAGTATTAAACCAGAACCTAAAATTACTGTTGAACAAAAGTTAAAAGAGGGTATTTCTAAAAAGATTTTAAGAAATTTATTTTCAGAGTGTGACTATTTTGAAGTGATAAAACAGACAGATCCTATGATGTATGACAGCATTAAAGAACAGATCAAATATTTTAGTCCGGCATTTCACTCTATGACACCTGAAGGATTGAACAGCAGACTTACATTTTTAAATCAATGTTCAAGACCTGGTCAAACTATTCCTGTTATAGGTCCTGATGGAAGACCAAAATACAATGATGCACTAAACACTTCATTTGGTGCACCACCGATACTTGTAATTAGAGTTGGTGATTTTTATCATTGTAAAGCAGTTCCAACAACAATTACATTGAGTAACAAAACACCAATATTTGATATTAATCCAGAAGGTATTGGATTACAACCAATGATGGTAGACGTAACTATTGCCTTTAATATAATTGGTGGTATGGGATTAAAAGGTCCTGTTGATGAAATACAAACGGCACTTTCTTTTAATTATTACGCAAACACTGAAATATATGACGAAAGAGCAACCGCAACAGATATTGAAAGCACAGAAAAAAATGACAAATATGTTATAGAACAAATAAATGGTGGAGTTCCACCTGTTAGTCAACAACAACAAGCTCAAATTAATAGCGTTCAACCAAAAAATGGAGGATCTACAGTGGGTCAAATACTAAGCGATACTGAAATAGATTATACAGGAATATATGACTCACTTCAATCTAAAACACAAGAGTATTTTAAAACTTATTTTGAAGCACTTCAAAAATTAAATGACAATTATTCTTATGGAGCCGTTCAATTGGGTATTAAAGATAGAAGTTATGTAAAAGGTAAAATAAGTGAATATACGAATGAAAAGAAAGATTTAGAATTATTTGGTAAAAGTAATGCATATTTAGAATTAGTTGAAAAACTTAAAGAAAGAATCATAAAAGATGTAAAACAAGAAGAAGATCCGATTTATGATAAACTACCTGGATTTATTAAAAGTTCTATTACAGGAAAACAAAAAAGAGAATTTCAAGATAGATTACAAACTTTAGTTAATGATCAACAGACAAAAATGTTAGACACTATCAATAACGACATGTCAAACATTGTAAAAATTGAAGAGGAGTTAAATTATATTTTTAGACAATTAGATGTGGTGGCTTCTAAACTCGATGGAGAATTATTACAAAGTAATGAACCTAAACTATATGATTTAAGTGGAGATACATTTTTCAACCCAATTGCAAATACAGGATCAATATTTAGTGTTTACACCACAAGCTTAAAAGATGTTGTGGACGATTTTAATAAACTATTATTAGAAAATAATATTACTAAAGATTTATATAATAAATCGGAATCAACTGTGAGTAATGACAATACTTGTAATTTTGATTCTTTTTGGATTAAATGTGCGTATAATAGATTTGGTGTTTATATGACACCACAGTTTTTAACTAACGAGAATCTTACAAAAGTTCAAAATTATTTAACTGAAGGACCTGAAATTAAAACTAACTTGATGTTAGTAGAGCAAATAAAAATATCTTGTAAAAACTTCCAAACTTTGTGTAAAAATTTCCAAGAGTTTATCAAAAGAGATTATTTTAATAAAGTCTCAGGTAATGAAAGATACGTTCAAGCAACAACTTGGAAATTACCCGATAATACAATTAAAAAATGTAATTACACGACAAACGTTACACAAGACGTTGATACAAAAACTAAAAAAATTAAAGACTTATATTCGAATATAAACCTTAATAGTGATAAAGACACTTTTAATGGAAAAGTAACACTCAATTAAAATGGCACAACAATATTGGAATAGATATACTGATTTTTTATTAAATGGACAACAGACCGTTGTTCCGTATATTCTATTACCATCTAAGACAACAGATAAAAATTATATTTATAAAGTTGCCCAATCAAGACTTGATAAAATATCACAACAATTTTATGGAACACCATACTTTGGTTGGTTAATACAGGTTGCAAATCCACAATATTCAGGTAGCGAATTTTCAATACCTGATGGTGCAGTATTGACTATTCCATTTCCTTTAATAGCTTCATTACAAGACTATAAAAACTCTTACGAAAATTACTTCTTTTATTATGGTAGGTAACCAAGAAAATATACTTGTAGAATTTGATTATGATAACATTACTTTAATAGATCCAAACAACGTTGTAGACGAACAAGGAAATGTTAAAGAAAGAACGGTCAAACAAGAAGACTTGGTAATGTATGCCAATTTGGAATGTAATGTTTTACCTAGAACCAAATTAGCTGTTGGTTCAGCAATGAACGACTCCCAAAGAACAATCTCGGTTGGAAAAATTAATTTTTTAAATCCTGGAAACAAACAGTTTTTAGATACAAAATGGACTGATGAATTAACAGGAAAAGATACACTAACAGGTAAAGGTGTAAATCAACCTAAATTAACTGCGGTTAAAAACCCTAACTTACCTGATGACTATTATTTAACACAAAACATATTATCAAATGGAAATCCTGGTGCGGTTGATAATGGTTTATTGGGGATTAAACATATTAGTGTAAGTTACAATACAACATTTGTTCCTCAAATTACTATTACACTTGAAGACGTTAAAGGAAGGGCTTTGTTTGAAGCGGGAAATAATTCACCATATGCCGCATTTTTTCAGTTACCATATCCACAATTTACATTAACTCTCAAAGGTTATTACGGAAAGGCTATTAAATTACCAATTATGCTTCAAAATTTCAATTCGAGATTTGAACCCTCAACAGGTAATTTTACAATAACTTTAAAATTTGTAGGGTATAAATATACTCTTCTTTCATATGTTAATTTTGCAAACCTTATGGCGGTTCCACATATGTATAATAATGTTGTGTCTCAAACAACAGCTTCAACAGAACAAGGAACCAATACAAACGAAAACGTATTACAAAGTCCGACTATTGTTAGTAAGGGTTATCAAAAAATGAAAGAAATTTATTCGATATATAAATCAAAAGGATTAATTGCTGATGATTTTCCCGAAATAACATTAAACCAATTAAAGTATAGATTACAAGTTTTTATTAAAGATGTCTTAGACAGTTATGCCAAAGAAAATTTAGGGGCTTTGACAACTATGACAGAATATACAAACAACTTGTTGGATTACCAAAAAAATGTGTTTACAGGAAGTAACTCATGGTTTAATAAGTATTTGGATATAAAAAATCCTATAGTTTTAAAAAGTGGTCAAAATGTTTATGGTTTTAAAAAAACATTAAACGAACCACAAAAAAAACAAGATTTAACAACAGAGTTAGATGGTATTATAAAAAATTATAACACCAAATTAAATCAAAATGGTATCTACGGAATAAATGGAAGTTATACCGTAGGTAACAAAACAATTAAAACGCAAATACCTGTTAATATTAATTTGGCGACTTGTCAGGTATCTGGTATAACAGTAAATGACATTGATATTAGAAAAACATTTGCGGCATCAGAAACGGCACCAAAAGGAGAGATATCACCATTTAACACTCCACCATCCGCATTTACAAAAACTGACTTAGCCTTTCTTACCTTTACAAATAATTTTATAAAAACAGTTAATCCTGCTGGTGAATCGTATTATTTCTTTGAAGGGAAAACTTCATTTATGAGTATTACGGATCAAATTGGAAAAGATGCGTCAAAACTTCGAACACAAGTAGAACAACAAATAACAGAAAACTTGGCCGTCAAATTTAGTCAGAAAGGTGACAAAGGATTAGGATTTACACCATCTATTAGAAATATTTTAGCAATATTTTATTGTCAGGGTGAAGCATTTTTAAGATTGATGGATGAGGTTCATAAGAAAGCTTGGGATCAAAGAGAAAATCCATTTAGACGAGCGGCAATTTTTGGGAACGCATCAACCGCTCCAAGTGTTGATTTAACAACATCAACCCAAAATAATGAACCAATATATCCATGGCCACAGATTATAAAAGAATCTACGGGTGAAGACGGTAAAGAAAAATTTGAAACAATATATCCAGGGGCTCAAAATGTTGCTGGAATCTACAGATCATACAATACTGAAATATGGCCTGAGGTAGAATTTGTTGAACAATTCATAAAAGGGTTTACACAAAGACAAAATGATGCCAACAAACGAGGTGCCGAATTTGATGAATCAGATCAACAACCACAAAGAATTTCATTAAACGCGATTGATTTTCCTGTTTCAAATGACGTGTTTCAAAACAAAGAAGAATCAAAATACTTTTTTGAAATTTATGAAAGATTGATATTAAATTCATACTATAGCCTTTTCAACAGACAATCTGGTTATAACTCGGCTATGTATGAAGTTGAAGCGGACAATGAAGGAACAAACATATTAAAAAGTTTAGGAACAGATAATCCGTATTTATCAAAAACGATAAAAGAATATCTTTTAGATGGAACAAATTACTTACCATTTTTAAGACATATATCTAATGAAGGTCAAGGTGAAAGTTGGCAATCTTTTATTAGAGGTGAATTTGTTACATCATATATTAAAAACGATGTCAATAATTCTGCTGTATTATATAACGGAGATATTTTTAGTTCGACTAAATCACAACCTAGTGTCTCTTTGGTTAATGCTAAAGATCTTACAAACTTAGAAAACTATATAACACAAACATCGACTAATAATGAATATGTTTTTGGCGACACATATCCAATTATCAATCTAAATTGGGATCAAAATAATTTGGCAAACGGAAAAAGTTTAAATAATGCTAATGAAGCGTTTGATACCAAATTAGTTTTAGAATATAATGATATTCACAAAACAATTACAAATTTTGATATAGATGATACAACAACAACCAAAAGGCCTGTAACATATTTTAATTATGAAAACTTAAATGTTACATTAGACACAAATGATCTAAAAAACTTTTATGAAAATAGAAAACTAACAGATCAACTAATAACAGAAGGTAATTTAGAATACGATAATTATTCGAACTATCTAACTGACATGCAATCAACATCAATGTTGAATACACCATATTTTATAAATGCAATACAAAAAGGGGTATTTAACTTTAGATACAAACAAAGAGACCAATACCCATATAAGTTAGCGGCATATTTGTTTTTGAATAGTTTACCATTGGCAACATTAAGAGAAAAATATGTTTCCAAAAATGGAAATTCAACTACGGATTTAAATTATATTTTATCCACGTTTAAAAAGTTTGGTGCTGTTCATAAATTACCATATGCTTGGATTTTAAAATATGGGTCAATTTGGCATCGTTATAAAATATACAAAGAAACAGGACAAGACATTTTAGATGAGGTTTGGACTGACTTTAATTATAAAGAAAATTGGGATCCAGTTAATTCGGCAACCACATTAAACTATAATTTAGTTATTGATGGGACACAAAGAGATTTAGTTCTAGATACAACAAGTGGAACACCATCTTTCACAGATATTAATACAGGATTTTACCCACAATTAGTTGATGACTTTAGTGTCTTCATACAGGGGTTAAAAATATTTAGTGGTCAGACACAAGTTAGTGGAACGTGTGTTAGTCAACAAATTACTGGAACATGCAATACCTATGAAGTTACGGGAACTTGTTCTACAACCGGGACAGGTATTACAATCAATTCTATTTCAAATAATTACATAACAACACCACACACTATTTTTGTTCCACAACTTAACGCAACAATACAATTAGTTTCACAAGTAAGCGGAATATCGGGAGGAACAGGTTATTATACGACACCACTAAACTTTAACGCCGCGTTTAGTAATCTTAATTTTGTCTTGGGATCATTTGCCGATATTACTAACACCACACAATACCCAAATCAGGTGGGTCAAATTTTAAGTGGTAGTTCTTCTGTTTCGGCAATTACAATTCAAAGCGTTTATAGTGCGTCAACGGGAACTACATCAATTTATGAAGTAAGTAAAATATCTGCAGAAACATTTAATTATACGGTATTAAATCCTCCACTACAAATCGTGGCAATAAGTTCAAACGTAATATCAGGAGGAACAATACTTAATGGACCAAATTTGAACGGTAATATAAAAATAGCATCTCAAATATCAGGAACAACAGGAGGTGTTGGTTTATATAATATTACAAATATACAACCACCAACATCATCACCATTTGTTGTTCAAGGGGCATTCGTTCAAGGAATCGGATCACAACAAATTCAAAATTTGATTAATAATGGTAAATTGGTTTTAATGAATACCACCAATTCAACAATATTTGAAACACCTGGTTTTGATCCTAACAACTCTCAAAGATCGATGAGGGTTAGTCCGTGGTCTGTTGTATTAAGACAAATTACTGATGCTAATACTTATTTTGTCGTCCCATCTTTTGGTGCGAATTTAAATCAGGCTAAGTTTGAAGCATTTAAAAATGGTAATATGAAAGTTGAACTTTCAAATAATCCCGCAATGTTTAATGGAAGTGTTAGATTGTTTTGGAATTTACCACAATATGGTTGGTTTGACAATACAAAAGTTGTTAAAAACAATCCTGAAACTTATTTGAAAAAAATAATTAATGATCAAAAAGACCAACAAAACTTTTTAATTACAGGAAAAAATACTGACTATACTGATTTTGAAGAATTGTTCACAACATTCGATACTAAAATTTTAGATTATTTTGAATCAGAGTTTTTAAATTACAGTAGATCCGTTTACGACTATGTTGATACATTACCTGAAAATAAGACATACGAATTAGAAACAACAACAAATGAAAGTAATCCTGACGGAACAATAAGTTTGGAATCTGACAAAGGGTTTAAAAACTTTCATTACTTTATGAGAGAACTTTTAAAAGTAACAGTTCCTGTCGGAAGTTCACCAGAAACAAAATTATCAAGTATTATAGAAAGTCAAAATCAAACATTCCAAAAATTATTAAGTTCATTTATGAATTATGATGTGGCTTTTAAATATGGAAATCCATCTAATTTTGATAGAAGATTATTTTTGACATTTTCTACAAGATTTATACAAGACCCAATAATATATTCACCATATAACTTTGGAAATTTACCACCACAAGTTACGCTACAACAATCAAAACAACAAAACCCTAAAACATGGGAAGCTTTGGAATATTATGTTGGTAAATCTTCTATTCCACAATTAGAATACAAAAATAGTGGGTCATATATAACGGACTTTTTTATTGACATGAATGTTCAGTTTAATGAAAAAAATGTTAAAGACTTTGCACCGATTATAAAAATATATGCATCTGAAAAATTAAAAGATAATAACTTAAATCTAACTAAGTTTTATTCTTTGATGGATGATTATTTTATACAATCTGACAATTATATAAACAATGTAATAAATACAATGTTACCTTATGTTAGAAAACAATTACCAAATGTTATTATTAATGCCGATGAAAGTGATACGAGAGCTCCTTTGGAGGCTGGTTATACCGAACAAACAAGAACAGAACTTTGGGACACATTTAAAAGTTTAAATGACACATGGATTGCAGGATTTGATTTTCAAAACAAAACATTATTTGAAGATGTGATGTTGGTAGATAGGGCAAGTAGAGATCTCGGAGATAAAATTTTAGTTGATATATTTGAAGTCCAAGACCTTGTTGAAAATGGAAATTATAAGGCGACTTTATTAGATATGATTACTACAATACTAGTTCAAAATAATTTCCAACACTTTATGTTGCCGGCATTTGTTAATTTTTATAACGTTCAGGATGTTCAAAAAAATCCAACACCAAGAACTGAAGGAACTTTAGACTTTGCAAATACTTTATTTGGAACTTATTTGAATGTTGATTACAGAGAAAGTTCACCAAAATTTTTATGTTATTATACAAGTGTTCCAAGCCAACACTTACAAATGAAAGAAAACGTAGATTACAAATATAGGGATGATGCTTTTGACTTAAGAAGGGCGAGTGATAACCCGCTAACTGAAAACCAAGCAAACAAAACAGATTGGGACAAATCTAATAAAGTGGTTGGATTTAACGTAGACTTTGGTAGACAAAATCAACAAACATTTAAAAATTTTAATGTTGGACAAGATATAGGTAAACCAACTTCAGAATCATTAGAAGTTTTAAATCAAATGGCAAACGTTCAAAGAAACAGAAGAACTACAACACAATCGGTTTCATTGTATAATTTATATAAAAATAGAAGTTATAAATGTACTGTTGAAATGATGGGATGTGCTTTGATACAACCTATGATGTATTTTAATTTAAGAAATGTTCCAATGTTTTCAGGCCCTTATATGATTACAGGAATTGAACACAACATATCACCAGGAGAATTTTCAACAACTTTTGAAGGAACAAGACAACCTTTTTATAGTTTACCCAAAATTGATAATTTTTTACAATCATTAAATATTAAAATATTATCAACAATAGAAGAAAAATATCGACAAGTTGAAAAACAAAACAGAGAAAAATCAGATAACGTAAAATCACAACAGGATAATGTTTTGGCGAACATAAAATCCCAAGAAACTTTAACCAAAAATCAAGATTGTCAAGAAAATATTAATGCTAGATATTTCAGATACACACCTGTCGATACTCCAAGACAAACATCTTTAACAACTAAACAATTGTTTGAGGAAATTAAACAAGAGTTAATATCTCAAGGTTATAGTGAAACAGGTCAAACCACACCAATTATGACATCAATAATCTTCTCGTTTATTTATGTTGACTCTGGAAATGGAACTGGAATTTCAGGTTATGAAAATAACTATAGCACAATAAACTTACAAGAGATATATGGTGATACTTTCACGAACTATATAAACAAAAGTTATTTTTGTGTTTCTCGAGGATCTAAATTTAATCTACCTGTTGCTAGTTTTACGTCAACTAAAGACTTTATTAAATTTGTAATAAATAAAACTTCACAAATACCTAATTTGATAGAAGCTGATGCGACCAAAAATAATTTAGATTTGAAAAACCCACAAGATCGGGCAACCGCTTATGCCAAACAATATGTTCTTAATTTCCCAATAAACCAACCTGAGAATGTTTATACTACAATGTCCGAACAAGATAAACTTACTTTGAGACAAGAATTTGAACTTGCGTGGAATAAATACCAAGAAGTCCAAACTTTCACAATTAGTTGATATTTATAAATAAAATAAAATATGAACACAAAAATATTATTAGATAACTACTTGGGTAAAAACACAAGAGTTTCAGAGAAAGATAATGGTGACGGAACTAAACAAGTTTGTGATTTAGACACCGGTGACTGCTACACATTAAGAATGAAAGATGGTCTTATTGAAAGAGTAGACAATACCATGAAACAATTTAGAAAAATACAAGTTGAAACCAAAAGTGGTATAAAAACATTATTAAACGGATAAGATGAAAATAGACGAAAAAATATTAAATGAAATTGAAAGATATAGAAGTATCAACAACTATATAATGGAACAAGATGCACCACCACCGCCAGCTGATCCTGCAGCAGGAGGAGAAGTTCCACCACCACCTGCAGATCCTGCGGCAGAAGGAGGAGCACCGGCACCTGAAGCAGGCGCAGCACCAGCTCCACCAGCAGCCCCTGAAGGAGAACCGATTGATGTTGCTGCAGATCCTGATGTTGAAGAAGTTGGAAAAGAAGGTGAAGGAGAAACTGAAGAGTTGGACATTACAGATTTAGTTGACACTCAAAAAACTATGGCGGACAAACAAGAAGAATACTTTAACAACTTGTTTAGTCAAGTTCAAAAAATGGAAGAAAAATTGGCCGAGATGGATAGTTTAGTTTCTAAAATAGATTCTTTAGATGCTAAAGTAGAAAAATATAGACCAAGAACGGCACAAGAAAAACTACAATTACGATCTTTAGATTCAGGACCATTCAAACAAAACTTGTCAGACTTCTTTAAAGACAAAGAAGAAGAAATGGAAAAAACAGGTAAAAATGAATATGTCTTAACACAAGACGAAGTTGAAAACTTTAGTCCTTCTGATATTGAACAATCATTTAATGAACCAATGGAAGATGAAGACGATATTTTATTAAACAGATTTAATTCATAATTATAAGGTCACAGAAATGTGACCTTTATTTTTTTTTTTGGCGACACTATTTGACTATAACTTTTTATACACTTATAATTTACACATAAACCTTTAATTTTTTTTACACATGGCGGCAAACGTTTTAGATGCAGTATTAGCACAGTATGAACAATCAACACAGAACAGCACATCGGGCGGTTCTAAAATGTCATCAGAAGATCGAATGAAAAAATATTTCGCAGCTCTTTTGAAGGACAATGAAAAACAAGGACAGAGACGAGTTCGTATTCTTCCTACAACAGACGGATCTTCACCGTTCAAAGAAGTATGGTTCCACGAAATTCCCGTGGACGGTAAATACCAAAAATTTTACGATCCAGGAAAAAATGACAATGAACGTTCACCTTTAAATGAGGTATATGAAGAGTTAATGTCAACAGGACGTGACGCAGATAAAGAATTGGCGAAACAATATAAAGCTCGTAAGTTTTATATCGTAAAAGTAATCGATCGTGATAACGAACAAGACGGAGTTAAATTTTGGAGATTTAAACACAACTACAAACAAGAAGGAATCCTTGATAAAATCATTCCAATTTGGAAAGCAAAAGGAGATGTAACAGATCCTGATAAAGGACGAGATTTAATCCTTGAACTTACAAAGGCAAAAACACCTAAAGGGGCTTTCTACACAGTAATTCAAACTGTTATGTATGATGATCCATCACCTATCTCAGATGACACAGATCAAATGGCAGATTGGGTTGGAGATGCATTGACATGGGAAGATGTTTATTCTAAAAAACCTTTAGATTATTTAGAAGCAATCGCTCGAGGTGAAACACCACGTTGGGATTCTGAAAAAGGTGGATATGTTTATTCTAACAATGAAACATCTGAAGTTTCTATGGGTGGAAAACCAACACCAAAATCTATCAATGAAGTCGCTGACCCACAGGTTAACGAGGAAGTTGATGAAGAATTACCATTCTAATTTATTGATTAAAAAATGTGACGGGAGCGGTTTATTGTTCCCGTTTTTTTGTCTATATTTTTAAAAAAAGAAATTATGAAATCATTTATCGCAGAAAAATTAAAAGAAGCCCTTATAAAAAAATATGAGGCAGAAATCGCAGATGCTGAAGCAAGACTTTATGTTTATTTCACAAGTTCAGTTGGTATTGGAGAACACCCACAACACACCGAAGAAATGGATAATTTAGTTGAGCAACTAACAAATGCAAACGACAAATTAGAAACAATTAAAAACTTTAAAATTTACGAATTATAATGGCACTAAAAAAGAATGATTTTAGTTCGTTGAAGAAAAAGTTTTCTTCGGACGCAAAATATAAACCACAGAGATTTTTTGATCTTGGTCCTGATTTCTTAGATGCGGTTGGTTTACCTGGTCCTGCGATGGGACACCTTAATATGTATTTGGGTCACTCAGATACAGGAAAAACAACAGCATTAGTTAAAACGGCAGTTGACGCACAAAAGAAAGGTGTTTTACCTGTGTTTATTATCACAGAACAAAAATGGTCTTTTGAACATGCGAAACTTATGGGATTTGAATGTGAAGAAGTTGTTGATGAAGAAACGGGTGAATTAACTTGGGACGGATTCTTTTTGTTTAACAATAACTTTAGTTATATTGAACAAATTACAGATTACATCAACGATCTATTGGACGCACAAGAAAAAGGTGAATTAGATTATTCCCTTTGTATTATGTGGGATTCAGTTGGGTCAGTTCCTTGTAAAATGACCTATGAAGGTAAAGGTGGAAAACAACACAACGCTTCCACTTTGGCGGACAAAATTGGTATGGGTATTAACCAACGTATTTCAGGATCACGTAAATCTGATTCGAAACATGAAAATACCTTAATCATTGTTAATCAACCTTGGGTAGAATTACCTGACAATCCATTTGGTCAACCTAAGATCAAAGCAAAAGGTGGTGAGGCAATTTGGTTAAACTCTTCTTTGGTATTTTTATTTGGAAATCAAAAAGGTGCGGGAACAACAAAGATCACGGCAACAAAAGACAAACGAACTGTGAAGTTTGCGTCAAGAACAAAAGTGTCGGTTATGAAAAACCACATCAATGGACTTGGGTTTGAAGACGGAAGAATTATTGTAACTCCACACGGATTTTTACCTGGTAAAGATACAACAGAGGAGAAGGCATCAATAGAAAAGTATAAGAAAGAATATGCTGACTATTGGAAAGATATAATCGGAGTTGATGGTGACTTTGATTTGAAAACAGAAAAAGAAGAAGTAGAGTAAGAATCATTTAAGATATTAGAGAGTGTCTAAAACATTATTA